TCATGTCGAGCGGACCTCGATTGCTGCGTCCAGCACCAGGAAGTTCGCCACGCGCGCGGCAAACTCCCGCGCGGCCCGGTTGGGGTGCGCGCCCATGGCGTCGCATTCATCCATCAGGTCAACGAGGCGACGATAGCGATCGTCTTGGTGACTGCCAAACTGAAGCTGTAGCTGCCGTAGTTGGGCCAGCTCACGCGACTGGTGTTCAATGCAGGCCGCGATGCGCATCGACACATCGTTGCCAAAAGATGCCGCCGGGTCGCGTAGTAGACGGATAGCGTCCCGTGGATCCATGGGGCCGCTCATGCCGACCGCGCTCCGCTGTCACGTTCGATCTGGCGCAGGCGCGAGTGCACCGCGCGAGCCACGGTCTTTTGCAGGTCGGGCAGCGCCAGCACGGCCTGGCATTGCTCGCGGGTGGTGAATCGGCGCACGGCGGCGATGCGGTCGTCCACCGTCACGTGGTAGGTCTGGTGACTGCCGTAGACCGTGGCGGCGAAGGGGTTGGCGGCGATGCTGTTCATGGCAATCTTGGTCATGCCGCCGCCACATCGAGGCTGATGAGCTGGTACTTGTCCGAGTCGCCCACGCGCTCGTACAGCCGGATGTAGCTCTTGCTGCCCACCACCTGCAGGCTCTCGCCGATGGCTTGCATGGCACGCGCCCAGCGGTCGTCCTGAATGTCCAGGCGTCGCAGCGCGAGCACCGCATTGGTGTTGAGGTTGCCCGCCTTGTCGGTCTCGAAGGCGCGGTTGACGATCGCGCGCAGTTCGGGGCGTGCGCCTTTCGTCCACTCGGTCAGGCACTCCTCGATGAGTGCCTTTGCCGCCTGCAGGCGTTCGTCAAATGAAAGCGTTTCGCTGATGGCGCGCAGCACCTTGTAGCGTCCGTCGTAGCTGATGAGACTGACGTTGCCCTTGGTGCCGCCGAGCTGCGCACCGTACTGCTCGGCGCTCAGTTGCACGAAGCTGGCGATGTCGCCCAGCGCCTTTTCTCGGTAGCGCGCCACGTCGCCGCTGAGCGCCTTGGCGCCCGCGACCAATTCATGCACGAGCTCGTCGCGCGCCTTGTCAATCGGCTTGATGGTCTCGATGGGGTCAAGGCCACCGCGCGCGTTGCGCCAGTAGCCGGGAGGGATGGTTTGTGCTTCAGTCATTGGGGCGGTCTTTCAGGAATCAGTGGCGGGTGGGAACGAGCTGATCGAGCGCAACGGCTTCAGCGATCTTGCGCAAGACTGGTGGAACCTCTTTCAGGCGGCCGGTCTCGTCTGCGACGTTCACATAGGCGCTCAAAAGAGCGTCTAAAACGATGTCCGTGAGTTCACGCTTACTCACGACCAGTGCGCGGATTTCGCGCGAGAGCGCATCGCGGCGTTCGAGTGCTTCGGCCTGGTTGATGGCGACGGTTGTCATGCCGCACCTCCTTGGGCGCCCTTGATCCGGCGAATGTGCTCGCGCACCGCGTCGGGCATCGGCGCGGCTTTGCGGCTGCTCTCTTCGATGGCGGCCAGCGCCGGGTCTTTGCAGCCGTACACCACATCCAGCGCGGTGCCTATCTCCATGGTCTGGCCGCGCACGGTCACCGTGTCGCGGCGCGGCCGCTGCTCGGCCAGGGCCGCATGCTTTTCCGCCAGGCCGGCGAGCACGGCATACAGGTAGCCATGGCCCGTCAGCGGCAGCTGCAGGCGCGCCGCGTCCCGCGCGGCGAGCATCTGCTCGATGGCCTGCTCCCATGCATCCAGCGGCGCAGGCCACTCGCGACCCTTGTGCGTGATCGCCAGGCGCTGCAGGTCGGGCAGCAGTTGCTGGATGAGCCGTACCTTCTTGCGCAGCGTCAGACGCTGCTTGGCGGGGGCGAACAACGCGATGTAGCGCACCACCAGGTGCGCCATGGGCACGCTCAGCGCGACCAGGCGGGCGAAGGCGCGCTCATCGTCCAGCGAGCCCACCAGGTGCTCCAGCGTAAGCTCCGTGCCGCAGGCCGGGCAGGCGATGATTTCCGTGGGCTTGGTCATATGCGGCTCCAAAGCAGGCCAATGAAAAAGCCGATCCCCGCGACAAGAGCGAGAAATTCCACGGCCATCAGCACGCTCACGGCCAGGTGCGCGGCACGGCGCAGGCGCCGCGTGCGCCGCCGTGGCATCGTCTGCACTGAACCAGGCGCAAAGAAGTAGCCGTCAACCGGCAGGCGATGCGTGTCGTGCATGCAGCTGCAGTCAGGCCCAAGCAGCTCCAGCTTCTGGCACACGCCGAGTTCTGTGCATGTGGGGTGATTCATGAGGCGGCCCTCCCCATGCAGGGCATGCCTGGCGCGCGGGTGCCGACACGCAGCACCGTCGTTGTACGCTTGATATCAAGGCGTGTCGCTGCTGGGAAGCGCTGCGCCGCGTCGGATGCAGCGGCGGCGCTGTCGCGGTACAGGTTGACATGCGTGCGCTTCGAGCCGTCAGCCATGTTGATCGTGATGTGGTAGCTGCGCTGCATGCTCAGTTCCCCCTCACTGCCGCCTGGATCAGCGCCGCATTCACCCGGGGCGCGCCGATCTGCGCCGCCTGGTTCATCGCCCTGGTCACCAGGTTGTTGATCGCCAGCGGGTAGCACAGCGACTGCTCGCGCGCCTGGCGCTGGCCGCGCACCGTCTCGGCCACTGCCTGGCGCAGCGTGGCGCGAATCGCTTCGACCGCATCCGGCGCCATCACCGCGTCGAACTGCAGGCCCACGCGCTCCAGCTTGTGGCGCAGATAGGCTTGCACGTGGTTGTCCAGCGGCGGCAGCTTCACCAGCTCGCAGCGTTGCACCACCTCGCGCACCTCCGGGTTGTGCTCGCTGAGCTTCTTTTCCAGCTCAGTCTGCCCGATGATGATGATTGAGAGCAGCTTCTTGAAACCATCCTGCAGCTCGTAAAAACGCTTGAGGTGCTTCAATGTCGGCACCGCCAGCGCGTGCGCCTCTTCGATCAGCAGCACGTGGCGCCTGCCCACCTGCGCGCTGGCCTTGAGCATGTTGTGCATCTGCGCCGCGCGATCCTGCGCCGACTGACGCAGCGATGCGCCAGGCGAGACGGCCCGGATCACCGCGCCCGTGATGTCGACGGCCATCAACGCCCGGCCCTTGCGGTGGCTGTCTTCCATGCCCACCACATAGGGCTCCACCACCGTGATCGGCTCGCCCGTGGTGTTGATCCAGTCGATCAGGTCGTGGCGTAGCGTCGACTTGCCGCCGCCCGATTCGGCCACCACGGCCAGCATGCCGCCGTGGCGCGCCGTGTGCCGCATCGCGGCGCGCACGTAGCGGATGTCGTCGGTGACGAACACGTCAGCGTCCTCGTTCATCTCGTCGACGAACGGATCGCGCAGCACCTTGAAGTGCTGGCGCGCGGCAGATGACAATGAGTGATGCCGTAGTAGCATGAAGGGGTCCTCTTCTTGGGTAGTGCCGGGCTGGGGGCCGGAGGTATTGGCTTTCGCCATCGCCTGCAGCTGCGCGTTGGCGCGCGCAGCTGCGGGTGCTTCGTCAAAGGTCGCTGCCAGCCGCTCGGCGGGCAGGCCCTTCGCTTTCAGGAATGCGCTGATGCGCTCGCGCAGCAGCTGCTCGCTGAGCCCGCGCGTGGTGGGCCAGATGTGGTACTTCGCGATCAGGGTGACGCTCGCGCGGGAAATTCCGAGGTGACGCGCGAGTTGCGCCTGGTTGCTTTGCACCATGGCCAGGTCTTGAGGCAGATTCATCATGGTTGCCACCTCACACCGCGCGCAGGCCACCAACGGCTTGCAGGGGTTCATCCACCGTGGCCGCGCCTTGGTACTGCGCGATCAGCGCCGCCACCTGATCCTCGGGCACGCCCGAGGCGTAGCGCTTCATGAAGAAGGCGTTTTCCTGGGGCGACAGAGGGCGGCCCGTGGCCTGCACGATGCGCAGCATCGCGCTCACCGCATCGATCAGCTCGGGGCCCGCAGGCGCCGCGTGCGCCGGCGTCTCGATGGCCGTGCCCTGGCGCGGCAGGTAATCGGGCAGCTCGATCTGCTGCAGGTAGCCGTGGGCGTTGATTTCCCCGTTGAAAGGCGTGGCGCGCTTGGCGCGCGCTGCCTTCACCTCGTCCTGCGTCATGCCCGGGTAGGCGGCCCCATCCATCGCGGTGGCCGCGTGCTCGGCCGGGGTGGCGCTGGTGCGCTTGTATTCCGTCCCGATGATGGCGCCATCCAGGCGCTGGCCGAACTGGTCGAACTCGATGTTCGGCTCCACCCGATACAGCAGCGGCTCGCCGTCGTAACGCTGCACCTGCACCTGAACCGCGCACTCGCCATAGATCAACCCGCGCACCACCACCGTGTCGCCCACGTTGATGCCGTCGAACCCGCGCAGGCTGTAGGCCATCGTGCGCTCTGCCGCAGGGTGGCGGAAGGTAATTGAAAGATCGGGCTTCACCTGCCGCTCCTCGGGCTTGCTGCGCATGAACGCGCGGCACACCTCCTCGGGCGGCAGCAGGCGCAGCTGCTCGGCCGTGATCAGCTGCCACAGGTCGTAGCGCGCCATGGGCTCGGCCAGGCCCGGGCGGTGCAGGCGGCAGTCCTGGTCCGGAATCAGGTTGGCATTCCAGGCGTTGGCCCAGGCGAACGCGGCGGCATTGAGCTCTTGCACGTTTTCCACAGGCTGAAAGCGCAGCCGGCTTTCAAACTGCGTCTCCACCAGGTTGTTGCTGCCCTCCGTGCCGCCCTTGGCGCGCGCGTTCCCCGCCTCGTGCGTCAGGTGATTCACCCCCAAGGCATCGGCCAGCGACCGCACCGCCGCCGACATGTTCGCGCTGCCCTTGTCCCATAGCAGATTGAACGGCACGCCATGCGCAAGCCGCCCCTCCTGCTTGCCCCAGCAAAACATCAGGAACTTGAAAAGATTGTGCTGGTCTTCGCCCGCCGCCTCGCAGTACCACGGCGTCACGGCCGCGCTCGCCCGGTCGTACTGCACATAGCGGTACACCTTGAACTTGACCTGCGCCAGGCGGTCGAGCTTGTTCTTGTAGAACTCGTCGTCGCGGATGATGTACTGGCGCCCCTTCAGGTAGTACACCAGGCACAGCGACGGGTCGATCTCGTGCGTGTGGTTGGGGTGCGGCGCGCGCAGCGGCTGCACCGGCCGCGCCATGCGCTGCGCCGCCACATTCAGCCGGCGGTCGCGCAGCAGCCGGTTGAGCTGCCCGTTGCTCACGCCAAAGTCATGCCCGTTCTGCGCCAGCATGCCCCGCGCCGTGGGGGTGAACAGCGTCTGCTTGCCGTTGGCGCGAATCGCCTCGCGTTGCGCCGCGCCCAGCGTCACCAGCGCATCCGGCGGCACGCTCGTCGAACCCTTGTCGCTGCGCACCTTGCGGCCACTGGACCAGCCCGCCACGCTCTTGAGGTTGCGGTACACGCTCTGCATGGATAGCCCGAGAAAGTCGCCCGCCTCGCGCACCAGCGTCGTGCGCTGGCTGTAGCCCGCGCCATCCAGGCGCTGCGCCAACTCGCGCACATAGCTGCAAGCCTCGGGGGAAAGCGCCGCCATGTCCTGCGCCTCCTCAAGCATCTTGCGTCCCGGCGTCTGGCAACTGCATCAGGTGCTGGCGCTCATCGGCCAGGTCGTCGCCGAACGCAAGGTCGAATTCATGCTGCGCCACGCCCACCATCTGCGCCAGGCGGTTCAACCCATCCTGCAAGGTCAGCGCCACCAGGGCCACGGCGCGCGGCAGCGGCGCCGGGGCCATCGGGTCATAGCCTTCTGCGCTCGTCACCTCGGCGGTCCACCACGCTTCCAGCGCCTGGGTGGCCTCGCGGTGCGCTTGCACCGCGCGCTCGATGAGCGATTGGCGCTTGCCGATTTCCTCATGGAACGGCGCGATGCGCTCATCCAGCGGCACCACCACGGGCACCCGGCCGCGCAGCTTCTTCTCGGCCTTGTCGGCGCGCTGGCGTTCTTTCTGGAGCTGCTCGGCCGCGTAATCGGTGTCATGGCGCGCCTGGCGCACGGCGGCCCGCAGCTCCTTGACGCTCATCGTGGCGACATCATCCAAGGCCAGCTCGCCGGTCTGGCCATGCTCGGTGAGCTCGTCGAGCTGTTCATTGTCAAGAGGCAGCAGTTCGACCAGCTTGGACATGCCGATCGATTCCAAATGCCGCGACGTCGCGGTATTTGCGAAGCGTTTTGATATCGCCATGTACCGCTGCGCAGCGTCAGCGCCCAAGCCCAGCCGCTCCAGCGCTGGGAGAAATTCCCCGTGCGCGCAAGCCTCTTTCAACAGCAGCAAATAGCCACCCAGCTCGAAAATGCCAGTGCCGATGCGGCGAATGACATCACGCGCCGAGTTCTCCAGCACCTGCGGATCGGTCGATCCCTCGTAGCGCAGCTCGCGAGCCAGCGCGGCGACCTTGGCATTGGCGGCGGCCAGCGCATTGCGCGCATCGGCCTCCTGCTGCGCCATGTCCGGCGGTGTTGCGCCCACAAAATCAGGCCCGTGCAGCTCTGCGGGCGCGAGCGCCTTGCGTCCTCGTGTCATGTTTTTCCCTTTGGTTGGTGATCGGTCAGATGGCGCGCGTGTAGCGCTGGTCGATGGCATCCACGCGCTCGCGCACGCGGCGCAGCTCGTCGTCGTGGGCGCGGGCAAGCTGGATCAATTTGGGGGTCAGCCGCCAGCACTCCTCGTTGCCGGGAATGCGCTCGGCCACGCCCTCGGCAGCCAGCAGTTCCAGGTCGCGCAGCGCCATGGGCGGCGCCACGCGCATCGCCTCGGCCACCTGCTTGAGCCGCAGGCCACCGAACGCATTGCCCTGCAGCACCCACAGCAGTCGCAGCGCGCGGCGCGCCGGTTGATGGTGCTGGGGGTTGCTCATGCCACCGTCCCGGCAACGGTGATACGGGCCAGCGCTTGCGCCGCTGCGGCCTCGGCAGCGCGCTCGGCGGGTGTGGGGCCATACCAGTGCTGGAACACCACGGTGCAGCCGTTGGGGTCGTGCGCCGTCTTTGTGAGCACCGGGCGGTCGGGGTTGCTTGCGCCGTGGTCGGTGACCGGCAGGGCGAGGCGGTCAAACTCTTCACGCTTGACGATGCCCACGTACACATAGGCGGGCGCCATCACGCAGGCCCAGTTGCAATCCAGGGGTGCCATGCTCAAAACTCCAGCTCCGGCGCCGCATAGCGCGCCACGTTGTGGTGATGAAAAGCCACCTGTTCCAGATGCGCGCGCAGCGCCTCCAGGGTGGCGACGGCGGCGTCGGCCCGCGTGGGGTCGGCGTAGAAGGTGGTGAGCAGAGCCAGGGCGGCGGCGCAGCTGCTGTTGACGGCCAGCAGGTCAGCCTCGCTCACGGCGCGGCCTGTGGGCATGGGTACCACCAGGCGCCCGGCCGCTGCGCCGTACCAGTCCGACACGTAATGGCATCCGCACGCCAGCTCGTAGGCGGGCACCAGAATGGCCGGCATGCGGCCGTTGCCCAGCCACTTGTAGAGGCTGTCGTGCGTCACCCCCATGCGGTCGGCAATGCGCTCAACCGAGAGGTTGTGCCGCACAAGTGCGAACTCCTTGCACAGCCGCAGCGCATGCACCACGCTGTTGGCGCGCGCGTGTTTCCAGTCGCGGCGGGTCATTGGAAGGCCCTCCGGGGTGGTGCGTCCAAAAAGATAGCTCGCCCGCCTCTAGCCCGCGTCCGCCGTCTCTGCTGCAATGCACGCATCGCAATGCAACCGGAGGAAGCTATGGCGGAATTCATCCCGGCGACCGTCGCCAGACACCTGATCGAAGGCCGCTTGCGCGCCGACGCCTCGATGGCCCAGCACATGGTGATGCACGAAGCGGTGGCCCTGCTCATGGGTGAGCTCCATCACGCTGGGGTGATTGATGCGGATCGGCTGGTTGCGCGGCTGATGCAGACGCTGTCGGCCCCAGAGATTGCGGAGCTGGCACCTTGGATGCAGGAACAAGCCGCAACGCTGGCCGGCCGTATTCGGGACGCAGCGCACCGAGCAGGTGAACCATGCGCAGGCTGGCTTGCAGGCAGCTGAGGCGCTCGCCGGGCGTGCCGCTCATGCCCCGGCCCCCGCGCTGGCCGCCTGTGTGGTGCGGCCGCGGTAGGGTTGGCGCGCCGCCACCGCCTGGCCGTGCTTCAGGCCCAGGAACACCGCAATGTTGTGGCTCGCGCCGCGTTTGCACGGCTTGCCGCCGCGCAGGATGGCGTCCACCAGCGAACTGGTCACGCCGAAACGGCGCGCCAGCTCGGCCTGCGAAAGGCCCTGCTCATCCATCCACTGGCGGGCCTGTGCAGTGGTGCGTAGGGTTTTACTCATGGTTTTTCGGTGGTGATTGGTGGGTGGTCGGTGGTAGATTGCGGGCTGGGCGTCAAAGAGGAGAAGGCATGGAAGAAGAGCAAGAAAAAGGCATTGATCCACTCGAGCTCTCCACCAACGAGCGCACTCTCTGGCTGGTGAGTCGCCTGCAGCACGTCGAGGACCTGCTGCTGGGGATGGCCGACGTGCAAAAAATGCTCATTGGTCTGCTCCCCGACGAGCCCGCGCGCCATGGGCTGCGTGAAGCGCTGACACAGCTAGCGCTGTCGCAGCCGCCAGGAACGATGCGCACGCAACCCGCATGGGACGCGCTTGGCTGGCTTGACGCTGACGGCCAAGACGACGGCGAAGCTGGCGCACGATCTGCCGGGTAACGGCATCGCCTTCGTGAAAGCTGCGTAGCAGGTCGTCGGAGTGCGTTGTCATGGTGTCCTCTTCGGTGGCGGTGGTTGTTGGGTTTCTTGAGGTTGGTGTGATTATGGTACGCAAATGCGTATCTTGCAAATAGTTAAGTTACGCATATGGATACTGGTGTGCGATTGCGCGAAGAACGCGAGCGGCTTGGCATGAGCCAAGAGGCGTTCGGTGCGATGGCGGGTGTGCGCAAGCAGGCGCAGCTTCTTTATGAGAAGGGCGAACGGTCACCGGATGCGCGCTATCTGTCAGCCATCGCCGCCGCTGGCACCGACGTGCTCTACATCCTCACCGGCCAGCGCAGCCAGTCGGCACCTGCGGCGGCGGCACTGCCACCGCGCGCCCGCGCGCTGCTGGACAACTACGAGTCCACGGACGAGGAAGGCAGGCGCTTCATTGAGCGCGCAGCCGATCTCGAAGCGAAATCAACGGCCACAGGCCGCAAGAAGGCCGCGCGTGGCCGCGAATGATGGAAGGTGCGATGAATGAGCCAGGTGGAGTACGTGGAGCTTTCTCCAGAGGGGTTTATGCACCTCTTGAACGGTGCGAAGCACGCCCCATTCCTGGAGCACTACGGGCGAATTCGCACTTTCGATGAGTGGACCAGCGCTGGATTCAAGATCACCCGCAGCAAGCACGGCGGCGTCACACAGCACAGCGGCCTTGCCATGTACCGGTTTCATAGGTTGTGGGCGCTCGATGCCAAACAGCAGGAGGCCATTGCTTCGGGCAAGCGCCATGTGACGCACTTTCTGCCCATGCTTGACTATGTGCGCGCTGGCGTGCCGTTTGATGACTTCGTGTCGCACCCTCAGCACTACCGCGATTTTTGCCTTGGCGTGTTGGCTCAAGAGCGAGGCGAGGCGGGTGAAGCTCTAGAACTCTTTCGTCAAGCGCTGACAGGAAACCCGAGCGAAGCCCGTTACGCCTCGAAGTTCTACGAACTGCGTGTCGCCAACGGAGACATGAGCGCGCCAGCCCAAGAGTTGGACTATTTCGCCAATTCGGTTGGCTCCATGGTGCATTCAGGCCGGGTTGACGCATGGGCCAAGCTGCTACTCAAACACAAGGACTATCCCGAGGCCGCGCGGGTGCTGCGCCGTGTTGCCGTACTACTGGAAGACAAGATTGCCGGGCGCCTGCCCAAGGGGCAGTACTCTGGCGACACCCCATCCTGGGCAGCCCACAAGCGAGATCAGTTCCGCAAAAAAATTACATCCTGGGCGAACTCAACGAGGTACGCCTCTTTGATGGCTGAAATCGAACAACAGGGCGGCTTGCCGCAACCGCAGGCAGTGCCCGGCGGGCAATGACGATCACGTTAAAAAAAAGAGGAGATCAAATGTCTTTATCGCTTCGCAAGCGCACAGTGCATTTCTACGAAATCCACCTACGCTCTTACACCAAGGCGGCCATCGAGAGCCCGTCATGCGCACCGTTTGCCGACCTGCTCAAATGCTTTACCGGGCTTGCTGCCGGCAGCAAGCTGCCCCAGACCATCCGCAAGTCACAGCAGTTGCACACCGTGCTGGCGGACTGGGGCTACGACAAGACCAGTAACTGCTATCAGTTGCTGATCAGCAAGGCCAACGCTGCGCTGTCCGATGTGGCCCTACGCGATTTGGGTACGGCAAAGGTGCGCAAGGCAGGTAAAACCAAGGCTGAGGGCATCGAAATTTCAGCCCATGCGCTTGTCCGCCCCAATGCAGACGGCAAGACGGCCGCCATGCTGCTGACCATGCAGGCGGGCGTGGCAGCCAAAGACATCGAAATACTCTTGAGGCGGCTCTCGAAAGAGGCCGCCAGAAACCGCCGCAACAGGGCGCTGTTCTACTTCGACGATCCATCCGGAGCCAAGAACTCCGAAGGCAAGCCTCTGCAATATCAGGTGAACTACGGCTTTACCGCATTTGCTCACCAGGGTCAGACGCTTGCCGATGCCCTGCACACTGGTGAATTTGAAGGAATGGAGCTGATTGCACAGGAACGTAGCCGATTCGACACGGGCGGCAATTTGCAAGTTGTAGAGCGCAGCCTGAGCGTTCAGGCAGCCATCCCCAAAGCCGTTACTGGCGCAGGCCTGCGTGATGCGGTACGCTACTTCAAGAGTCGTCCCGATGGCGCTGAATACACCAAGCTGCGCCTTCATTACAAAACCGTGGCGGGAAAAAAGACCAGCGCCACGCTGGACATCAACAACCTGGATGCCGCCTTCACCCTCAGGGATCACATCGAGTTCGACACCGACGTGGAATCGCAGCAGGAAGCGCTCAGCCCCGTCATTCTGGCGGGCATGAGGCCACTGCTTCAATCGGTGCCTTCGTGAACGACAGCCCAACATGCTGGATCTTGTCAGGCCTTTTTCATTCCTCACTATCCGGCATCCTTCGCGGTTGCCCTTGTGGATCAATTGGCTATTGCCTGCCCTGGCAACGCTAGTGGTCTTGGTCGTGCTCGCCCGGCTTGGCAGTTCCGTGAATGTGTTTGGTTCGCAAGGGCTGCTTGATCGTCTCCTCGGATTCACTCAAACCTTGGCGGGTTTCTACATCGCTGCCTTGGCGGCGGTTTCATCTTTCAACAGCCCCCACCTGGACCGGACAATGCCCAATCCGGCCCCCACCATGTACATCAAGTACAACGGGGTCATGCAGAAGGTGGCAGCGACCCGGCGGCGCTTTCTCACGTCGATGTTCGCCTACCTCACGGCGCTGAGCTTCCTCTTCACCCTTGCAGCCATTGCAACATTGGTCTTGGCCCCTGCGCTCGGAAAGAGCATGGCTTCTTCCCTGCATTGGCCGGGGCTGGGTATGTTTCTTTTCGCAATCATCCAGATGACGTGCGTCACCTTCTGGGGCCTGTTCTACCTTGGCGAGCGCATGCTCACGCCAGACTGAAGCGCAGACACTAAATAAGGACCTGGTTCCCAAGACTTGACACCCCTTCGCGGGAAGACTGGCGGCTTCAACGCCTTGCCTCTTCCCCCAGAAGGAGTGTCCCGTGTCTCAGTTCTTCCAGAACAAGCTGCCTCGCCTGACCTCGTGGTGGGTCATCGCGCTGCTGCTCTCGCTGCTGGTGTTCTTCATCGCGCCGCAGCAACTGCCGGTCAGCCTCTACAAGCTCAACCTCATCGCCCTGGCGGCCGTCGCCGGCTACTGGATCGATCGCAGCGTCTTCCCCTACGCCCGCCCGCGCCTTGACGCGCTGCGCGCGCTCGATGACCCGGTGGACGATGGCGAGGCCGTTGAGCACGAAGGCCCCGAGGGGGCCGAGCTGCTCGTAGCCGTCTCCAACACCCCGGCGCTGTACTTCATGCTCGGCTGCATGTGGCGACGCGCCGTCATCATGGCCGCCGCCATCGTGGCCGTGAGCCTGGGGGCGTGACGATGCGCGCGCGGCTGCTGGATGCCCTCGCCGTCACCGCGCTGGTGGCGCTGTGCTACCTGGCCACGCTGTGGCTGGCGGGCACCGCCCAGGCGCAGGTGCCGCCCGCGGCCAATGCCTACAAGCGCACGCTGATCCGCGCCGCGCAGGCCGAATGGGGCCTGGGCGCGCCGGTGGCGGTGTTCGCCGCCCAGGTGCACCAGGAAAGCGGCTGGCGCCCCGATGCCGTCAGCCACGTGGGCGCGCTCGGCCTGGCGCAGTTCATGCCCGCGACCGCGCAATGGTGGTGCGACAGCATGGGCCTGCCCGCCCGGCAGTGCCAGCCACACAACCCCACCTGGGCCTTGCGCGCGCTGGTCGGCTACGACCGGTATCTGCACGATCGCACGCCCGCGCGCTACACCCCACAGGACCGCATGTGGGTGGCGCTGCGCGCCTACAACGGCGGGCTTGCCCACTGGCAGGCGGAAGCCCGTAGTACGGGGCTGCGTGAGCCCACGCGCGCGCAGGTGGATGCCGCCTGCGGCCAGGCCCGCCGCAGCCCGGTGCACTGCGCTGAAAACCTCGGCTACCCCCGGCGCATCCTGCTCGTGCTGCAGCCGCGCTATGCGTCGTGGGGGCCGGGCCTGTGAGCCGCGCCGCCATCGCGCTCGCCGCCCTGGTGCTTGCGCTTGCCGCCGGCGCCGCCGGCTACGCCCGCGGTCATGCCGACGGCAAAGCCGCCGAAGCGGCCCGGCAAGACGCGGCCACCGTCAAGGCCATGGGCGAGCAGCTGCAGGCGCACGCCGATCTGCTCAAGCGGTCAAACGTGGCCAGCCAGGCCATGCGCGCCGCCGCCACGCGGCTTGAAAGCGCGAACCAGCAAACCACCCGGGAGATGAGCGATGCGCTCTTTGCCACTGCGCCCAGCCGCACTGATTGCATGTTTCCTGATGGCGTCATGCGCGGCCTCGGCGCCGCCCGTGATCGCGCTGCCCAAGCCGCTGCCAGCGGAATACGCGGTGCGCTGCCCGCCGCCGCCACCGCTGCCCAGGAGCACGCAGGTAGACCCGATCGCCCTTGAGCTCAAGACCATGTACGACTTGTACGCCCTGTGCGCCGGCCGCATGACCGACCTGCTGAACTGGCTGGACACGGAGGGCCAGCGGTGACAGACGACATCGACCGCGCCCAGGCGCGCGAGGCCGAGCTGCTCGCCGACGCGCTGCACAGCCAGCACCGCCGCGCGGGCCTCACCGGCAAGACCATGGCCGACTCGGCCGAGCACTGCCAGGCCCGCGGCTGCGCCGAACCCATCCCCGAGCCGCGCCGTCGCGCCCTGCCGGGCGTGCGGCTGTGCGTGGCATGCCAGGCACGTCTTGAGAAAACCTCCAAGGGAAAGAAAGCGCAATGACGGTGGGCGTTGACTTCTGGCAGCTGGTGGGCTTTGGCATATCGCTGCTCGGTGGCTTTGCCACCATCATCTTCACGGCGGGCAAGCTGATCGCCGGACAGTTCGAGCGGCGCATGCAAGAGCGCTTCGCGGCGCTGCAGACCACGCGCGAGGCCGAGCTCTCGGGCCTCTCGCGCCTGGAGCGCGAACTGCTCACGCTGCAGGCGGAGCTGCCTCTGCAGTACGTGCGCCGCGAAGACTACGTGCGCGGCCAAAGCATCGTCGAGGCCAAGCTCGACGGCCTGGCCACCAAGATCGACAACGTGCAGCTGCGTGCACGTGTGTTTTCCCGCGACTCCGACCATCCAACGCCATGACCACTTCGATTGATACCTCCCGTTTGCGCCGCGAGGCCCTGCGCTGGCTGGTGCTGCTCACGCTCAACAACGCGCGCCCGATTGGCGCCTTCGAGGGCCCGGTACTGTCGGTGGCGCAGGCCGAATACCCTGACTGCACGGCCCTGGAATTGCGCCGTGAGCTGGAGTATCTGCACGAGCGCGCCTTGATAGAGCTGCAACGCCAGCCCAGCGGCCGCTGGTTCGCCAAGCTCACCCGCCATGGCATTGATCTGGCCGAATACACCACCGACTGCGAGCCCGGCATCGCCCGCCCGGCCAAGTACTGGTAGGCGCGCGCCATGGGTCGCAAAAGCACCGTCAGCCGCTTGCCCGCCGAGATCAAGAGCTACATCGAGGCCATGCTGGCCACGGGCGCGCAAACGCTCGATGAGCTCATTGCCGACCTGCAGGCGCGCTATCCGGCCGAATCCCACGCGGGCCAGCTGCCCAGCAGGAGCGCGCTGCACCGTTACGGCGCCAAGCTGGATCGGCGCCTGGCCGCGATTCGCGCCAGCACCGAGGCGGCCAAGCTCATCCAGCAGCACGCGGGCGATGACAAGGACGCGCGCAGCGAAGCCCTCACCGCCATGGTGCAGAGCGAACTGTTCGAAGCCATCCTGGCCCTGCAAGAGGCCGACGAGATCGGCGAAGACGGCGAGAAGGCCGACCCTGGCGAGCGCGTCGCGCTGCTCAGCAAGGCCGCCAAGAACATCGCAACGCTCACGCGCAGCTCGATCAACCTCAAGGAATTCCAGGCGCGCATCGAAGAGGCCACGCGCAAGAAGCTGCTGGCCGAGCAGCAGGCCAACCTGGAGAAGATCGCCAAGAGCCAGGGCATGGGCCGCGAGCAGGTTGATTTCTGGATCAAGGAATTCCTGGGGGTGCGCTGATGGCATCCATCATCCAGCCGCTGGCCAGCACGCTGCGCGTCGTCGAATGGGACGAGCTGCCGCCGCGCGCCCGCGCCATCCCCGCCAACTTCGACCCCGTGGCCGAAGGCGTGCTGATGCTGCACCAGCGCCAGGTGGTCGCGATGACGCAATCGATCATCGCCATCCCCAAGGGGCGGCGCACCGGCATCACCTTCGCGGTGATGCTGCGCAAGACGCTCGTGGCCGCCGCCAGCAAGGAAGCCGGTGGCGACAACGTCTACTACATCGGCGACACGAAAGAGAAGGGCCTGGAGGCCATCGGCTACTGCGCCCGCTTCGCCCGCGTCATCGCGCGGGCGCAGGGCGAGGTATCCAACATCGAAGAATTCCTCTTCGAGGACCAGGACCCGCAGACCGGCAAAACGCGCCACATCACCGCCTACCGCATCCGCTTTGCTTCGGGCTTTCAGGTCTGCGCGCTGTCCAGCCGGCCCGCCAACATCCGCGGCCTGCAGGGCCACGTGGTCATCGACGAGGCGGCGTTCCACCCCGACGTGCAGGGCGTGCTCGACGCCGCCAGCGCACTGCTGATCTGGGGCGGACAGATCACCGTCATCAGCTCGCACAACGGCAAGGCCAACCCCTTCGCGCAGTTCTGCCGCGACATCGAGGCCGGCCGCTACGGCGAAGACGCCGCCGTGTTCACCGTCACCTTCGACGACGCGGTGGCCAACGGCCTGTACGAGCGCGTGTGCTGGATGAAGGGCGAGACGCCCACGCCCGAGGGCAAGGCCAAGTGGTACGCCAAGATTCGCAACGCCTACGGCGTGCGCAAGGCCGCCATGCGCGAAGAGCTGGACGCCATCGCGCGCGACGGCAACGGCGTGGCGCTGCCCGGCGTCTGGATCGAGCAGGCCATGGTGCTGCCGCCCAGCAGCGTGCTGCGCCTGGCGCTGGACGATGACTTCGTGCGCAAGGCGCCCGCCGAGCGCGAGGCGTGGGTGGCCGACTGGATCAAGCGCTACCTTGCCCCCGCCCTGGATCGCCTGGACAAGAACGAGAGGCACGTCTTCGCGCACGACTATGCGCGCCACCGCGACTTTTCCGTCTGGGGCGCGCTCGCGCTGGGCGCCGGCATGCGCCGCCAGCTGCCCTTGTCCATCGAAATGCACAAGGTGCCCTACGCGCAGCAGCGGCAGATCACCTGGTACGCCATCGAGCACCTGCCCCGGCGCTGCGGCGGCGCCATGGACGCCGGGGGCAACGGCGAAACGCTGGCCGAGGAAACCGCCGACAAGTTCGGCCACACCCACGTGCACCAGGTCAAGCTGGCGCGCGCGTGGTACGGCACCTGGATGCCCAAGCTGGTGCAGGCGTTTGAAGACGGCATGCTCGACATCCCCGCCGACCCCAATTACGCGCAGGACCTGCGCGCCATCGAAGAGGTGGACGGCATTCCCATGGTCGTGAAGGCGCGCCGCAAAGACGTCAAGGACCCCGACCTGTTTCGCCACGGTGACTCCGCCGTCATGCTGTGCCTGGGCTGGTTCGCCACGCTGAACCTGGGCGGCGCCATTGAATTCACCCCCGTGCCCGCCTTCCCGCGCGGCTTCGACAACCTCGCAGGCGACGCCAGCGACCAGGGCGATGACGACCTTGGCCTCCTGCGCGAGCCGCACGCTACCTGGTAGACCCGCCATGGCCACATCCCGCATCCTTGGCCCCGATGGCCAGCCCATCGCCATGCCTGACCTGGCCGAGCCGCAAACCTCGCGGCTCCTGCATTTGCAGCGCGAGCTGCAGACCCATCCCACGCGCGGCCTCACGCCGTCTCGCCTGGCCAAGATTCTGGACGCGGCGGAAGCCGGCGACCTCATCGCCCAGTTTGAGCTCTTCGAAGACATGGAAGAGAAGGACGGCCACATCGCCGCCGAGATGGGCAAGCGCCGCCGCGCCTGCGTGCTCGACTGGGACGTGGTGCCGCCCGAAGGCGCAGATGCCGCCGAGAAAAAGCGCGCGTCGCAACTCGGTGAGCTGCTCATGGAAATCCCCGACTTCGAAGACATGGTGTTCGATCTCACCGACGCCATCGGCAAGGGCTACGCCTGCCTGGAAATGCAGTGGCAGCGCGTCGAGCGCTGGTGGGTGCCCAAGACCATCACCCACCGCCCGCAAGGCTGGTTCACGCTGCACCGCGGCTACCGCCAGGAGCTGCGCCTGCGCACGCTCGACGTGGTGGACGGCGTCATGGGTGCGCCGCTTCAGCCCTTCGGCTGGATCACCCACATCCACAAGGCCAAGAGCGGCTACCTGGAGCGCTCGGCGCTGTTTCGCCAGCTCGTGTGGACCTACCTGTTCAAGAACTACAGCGTGGGCGACCTCGCCGAATTCCTGGAGATCTACGGCATCCCCCTGCGCATCGGCAAATACCCCGCCAGCGCCAGCGAGAAGGAAAAGGCCACGCTGCTGCGCGCCGTCGCCGCCGTGGGGCACAACGCGGCGGGCATCGTCCCCGACAGCATGCTCATCGAATTCGAGAACGCCGCCACGGGCGACCCCAAGGCCTTCGAGCTCATGATCTCCTGGTGCGAGCGCAACCAGTCCAAGGTCATCCTCGGCGGCACCCTCACCAGCGGCGCCGACGGCAAGTCCAGCACCAACGCTCTGGGCAACGTGCACAACGAAGTGCGCAAAGACCTGCGCGATGGCGACATCCGCCAGGCCAACACCACGCTCACGCGCGACCTGGTCTTCGCCGTCGCCTCGCTCAATGGCCTGGCACCGGGCGGCCTGCGCCGCCTGCCGCAGTTCCGGCTCAAGACGCAAGAGAGGGAAGACCTCACCGCCTTCAGCCAGGGCTTGCCCGCGCTGGTGAACATGGGCGTGCGCCCGCCCGTTGCGTGGGTGCATGAAAAGCTCGGCATCCCCGTGGCCCAGGGCAACGAGCCCGTGCTCCTGCCCGCCGCCGCCCTGACTTCTCACCCTCTCCCTTTGGGAGAGGGCCGGGGTGAGGGCCGCTCACCCACGGCATCCCTTGCTGCCCTCCCTCCCCCCCTGGGAGAGGGCCGGGGTGAGGGCGCCCCCCCGCCCGCGCAGATGCAGCCGCGCCTGGCTGGCGACCTGGCCCCGGCCGTGGCCGGCTGGATCGAGCAGGTGCGCGAGCTCGTCATGCGCGCGCAGTCGCTCGCCGAGATCCGCGACGGCCTGGACGCCCTGCTGCCCGGCATGACGCTGGACCAGTACGCCGCCGCCATGGCCGAGGCCCTGCGCGCCGCCGAGCTGGCCGGTCGCTACGAGGTGCTGCAAGAAGCCGGAGGGCTGCATGACTGAAATCCGGCCCGTGGCGCCCGTTTGCGGCCTCGCGGCTACGTCGCCCCGGGTTTGCGCGCCAACCGTGTTTATAAACACGCCTGACGCGCGTGGGGGGCATGCATGAGCAGCGCGGCCTATGGATCGCTGCCGTTTGCCGAGACGGCGCAGTTTTTCCGGCGCAAGCTCAATCTGCCCACCACCGGCTGGACCGACATCTACACCTGGATGCACGACTGGGCCTTCGTCGTCGCCGGTGCCAACCGCGACGCCATCGTCGCCGACTTCCGCGCGGCCGTCGAGAAGGCCATCCTCGGCGGCAGCACGCTGCAAGACTTTCGCCGCGATTTCGACCGCATCGTTGCCACGCACGGCTGGGACTACAACGGCGGGCGCGACTGGCGAAGCCGCGTCATCTACGACACCAACCTTGCCACCAGCTACGCGGCCGGGCGCTGGCAGCAGCTGCAGGCCGCGCCCTACTGGCAGTACGAACACCAGGACTGGGTGCAGCAGCCGCGCGAGCAGCACGTCGCCTGGGATGGGCTGCTGCTGGAGCGCGACGACCCCTGGTGGCAAACCCACTTCCCGCCCAACGGCTGGGGCTGCCATTGCACCGTGCGCGGGCGCTGGGCCAGCGACCTGGTGCGCCTGGGCAAAAGCGGCCCCGACCAGGCGCCACCCGTCCAATGGGTGCAGCGCACCATCGGCCAGCGCAGCATCAACGGCCCGCGCACCGTGCGCGTGCCCGAGGGGATAGACCCCGGCTTTGAATACGCGCCGGGCAGCGCGCGCCTGAAAAGCGCCATTCCGCCAGAGCGGCCCACGCCACCCATCCCGGGCAGCACCGGTGGCCAGGGGTTGCCCAATCGCCGCCCACTCGACGTACTGCCGCCCGCGCGCAACGTGCCTGCCGCCGATCTGCTGCCCGCGGGCTTGCCGCCGCAGGACTATGCGCGCGCCTTCCTCGAAATCCTGGGCGCCACGCTTCAGACGGCCGCCATCATCAAGGACGTGCTCGGCGAGCGCATCGTGGTGGGCGCGGATCTGTTCAAGGATGCAGCTGGCGAATGGAAGGCCGACAAGCGCGGCCGTGGCCGCTTCATGCCGCTGCTTGCCCATGCGCTGCTCGCCCCCGATGAAATCTGGACCCGCGTCGAATGGCTCTACGGCCAGCAGCGCGCCGTGGTGCGTCGCCGCTACATCGCGCGCTTCGTGGTGGAGGGGGAGGCTGCTCCCGCCCTGGTCGTTTTTGAAAACGGCGCGGACGGCTGGAGCGGCGTCACCGCCTTCGCCGGGCCGAATCAGGCACCCGAAGGGTGGCGCATTGGCGTGCGCCTGTATCGCAGGGGACAGGAATGAAAAAAGCCAGCACGCCGCCACATGCTGGCCACCCGGACGTGGGATTGGAGGCGGTGGCAGCCGCTGCCCGTCCGATGGGTGGCCTGGATTGCAGGCTCAAAACAATGGATAACCCAGCACGGCGCCACATGCTGGGTTCTTCCGGGTGTAGGGACGCAGGGCCTGGCACGGCCGTCTCACCCGATGAAGTAACGCGATTGTAGGAGCCTTGCACCATGGCCGGAACCCACCTCACCATCACCGTGGACGATGCCCAAGCCCGCGCTCGGCTGGCACGCTTGGCCGAGCTGGGCATGGCCAGCCTCATGCCGCGGCTGGGCGAATACCTGACCGAATCCGCCCAGCGCCGCTTTACCACCCAGACCGCGCCCGACGGCGCGCCCTGGGCGCCATTGCAAGCGCGTTACGCCCGGCGCAAGAAGTACAACCAGGACAAGATCCTTACGCTGCGCGGCTACCTGCGCTCTCAAATCCACTACCAGGTGACCGACGCGCGCACCGTCGAGGTCGGCTCCAACCAGGAGTACGCCGCCATCCACCAGCTCGGCGGCACCATCGAGCAGCACGCCCAGTCGCGCAAGACGCGCTACCGCAGCGTGGCCGGGCGCGTGCTGTTCGCCAAGAAGTCCCACACCCGCGGCGTCACCGAGCGCTGGGTCACGCGCGGCGCCTACCAGGTCAAGATACCGGCGCGCCCGTTCCTGGGCATCAGCGCCGAGGATGAACGCAAGATCCGCGACATCCTCGCGCACTGGCTGGACGGGGCCGACGGATAGTGTCCTGGTTCCCATGACTTGACGTGCCCGCATGCCGACCATGGCGGCATGCCTTCCCCCAACACCCACCGTGAGCGTAGCGCTGTAGCGATCGCCGCCTGCACCTTTGCCGTGCAGGCGGCGGGGGACAGCGCAGGCCTGCTGCGCCGGGTGCAGTTCTTCCCCGCCGGGCCGTTTCGCAGTGGCGACACCCGCCCCGAGGACGTCAGCGCCTGGCGCATCGACGCCGCCAGCGCCGCGCGCGTGATCGAGCGCTTCAAGGCCCGGCGCAAGCCGCTCGTCATCGACTACGAGCACCAGACCCTGCACAAGGAAAAGAACGGCCAGCCCGCGCCCGCCGCCGGGTGGCCCAAGTCCCTCGAATGGGTCGAAGGCCAGGGCCTGTTTGGCACCGTCGAGATGACCGCGCGCGCCGCCGCCGCCATCGACGCCCGGGAGTACCTCTACTTCAGCCCCGTCTTCACCTATTCGACGGTGGACGGCAGCGTGCTCGAAATCCTCATGGGCGCGCTCACCAACGACCCCGGCATCCAGGGGATGCAACCGCTTTCCCTCATGGCCGCCGCCACGGCGGCTTTCCTCCCCGACCCACTCCCACAGGAGCCCTCCGTGAATCCTCTGCTCAAGGCGCTGCTCGCCGCCCTCGGCCTGCCCGAGACCACCACCGAAGAGGCGGCCACGGCCGCGCTCGCGGCCCTCGGCCCGCTGCCATCCCTCAAGGATCGCGCCGCCGTCGCCACCGCCGCCTGCAGCGCGCTGCAACTGGCCGCCGATGCCTCGGCCGAGGCCGTCACCGGCGCGGTGGCCAGCCTGCGCGCCAGCCAGGCCGACCCCGCCAGGTTCGTGCCGGTGGAGGCCGTCACCGCGCTGCAGAGCCAGATCGCCGCGCTCACCGCGCGCCAGCAGGCGGCGGACGTTCAGGCCCTGATCGAGCCCGCGCTGGCCGACGGCCGCCTGCTGCCCGCCATGGAGACGTGGGCGCGCGAGCTGGGCAAGACCGACGTCGCCGCGCTCACCGCCTACCTCCAAACCGCGCAACCCGTGGCCGCGCTCGCCGGCACGCAAACCGGCGGCCTGCCGCCCGGCGGCACCGCCAAGGGCGACGCGCAGCTCTCCAGCGCCGAGCTGGCCGTGTGCACCGCCATGGGCCTCACCCCCGAGCAATACAAGGCCGGTGCCAGCGCCACGGCCGCCGCCTGAACCGCAAACCAAGGAGCCACAGCCATGACGGCACTCACCCAAGACCGCAACACCCTGCGCCGCGACGGCCTGCAGATCGAGCCGCCCGTGGCGGCCGGCGCCCGCATCTTCACCGGCGCGCTGGTGGCCATCAACGCGGCGGGCTATGCCGTGCCCGGCAGCACCAGCGCCACCCTCAAGGGCGCGGGCACGGCCCTCGCGGTGGCGGACAACACCCTGGGCGGCGCCGGCGCGCTGCGCTGCCGCGTGGACCGGCGCCCCGCGCGCTTTGCCAACAGCGCAGCAGCCGACGCCATCACCCTGGCCGACCTCGGCAGCGACTGCTACATCGTCGATGACCAGACGGTGGCCAAGACCCACGCCAGCAATACCCGCTCGCGCGCGGGCAAGGTGTTCGACGTGGACGCCGACGGCGTCTGGGTCGACTTCCGCTAAGCCGCCACTGCAGCCACTACTGCAACGGAGTTTCACCCCATGCAAATCAACCACAGCAACCTCGCCATCCTCAACCAGGCCTTCAGCGGCGCCTTCCGCGGCGCACTGGCGCAGGCCGCACCCATGTGGAGCCAGGCCGCCACGCTCGTGCCCAGCACCACGGCTGAGACCAAGTACGCCTGGCTGGGCCAGATCACGCGGTTCCGTGAATGGATCGGCGAGCGCCAGATCCAGAACCTGGTGCTGCACGACTACGCCATCAAGAACAAGACTTTCGAGAACACCGTGGCCGTGGGCCGCGAGGAGATCGAGGACGACCAGTACGGCGTCTATACCCCCGTCATCCAGCAGCTCGGGCAGGACGCCGCGCTGCACCCGGACGAGCTCGTGTTCGGCCTGCTCAACGCCGGCTTCAGCACGCCCTGCTACGACGGCCAGTACTTCTTCGACACCGACCACCCCGTGGGCGCCCCGGGTGCGCAAGCCAGCGTGAGCAACTTCCAGGGCGGCGCGGGCACGGCGTGGTTCCTGCTGGACACCAGCAAGGTCATCAAGCCGGTGCTCTACCAGAAGCGCCGCGACTACGCCTTCACCGCCAAGACCAGCCTCACCGACGAGAACGTCTTCAGCCGCAATGAATTCATCTGGGGGGCCGATGGTCGCGGCAACGCCGGCCTTGGCCTGTGGCAGCTCGCCTACGCCTCCAAGGAGGCGCTCACCGTGCAGAGCTACGCCGACGCGCGCGCCGCTCACCAGAGCCTGCGCGGCGACAACGGCAAGCCACTGGTCATCCAGAGCAAGGAGCTGTGGGTGCCGCCCAACCTGGAGCAGGCCGCGCTGGAAGTGGTGCAGGCCGAGCGCCTGGCGGGCGGCGCCACCAACGTCATGCGGGGCCTCTCCAAGGTGGTCGTCTGCTCGTGGCTTACCGCCTGATCGCAACCCGGTTTCAAGGACTGAAAAACATGGCAACCCAACGAAACAACTCCGCCAAGGGCGCGCCCGCGCCTGCCACCAAAGGCGACGGCGCCACGCGCCAGGTGCTGCAAGTCGTCTCCAAGCGTGACGGCTTCCGCCGCGCGGGCCGCGCCTGGAGCGGCACCACCACCGTGGCGCTCGATGAGCTGACCCAAGAGCAGGTCGAGCAGCTCAGCACGGAACCCATGCTGGTGACGCTGCTGCTCGAAGTCCCCGCCGACCAGGGGGCCGAACTGCCCTCGGCGGGCGGTGCATCCGCGGCCACCGAGAACTGATACCACACCAGCGAAGGGCTTCGACCCGCGCGCAGCGCTCCCCACGCGCGCGGCGAGCCCAGGGGGAGCTCCACCGCCAACCTCATGCCGGGGCTGGATAACGGGAAGGGTTTGGGTAGAGCCCCGGCAAATTTGAACACCTGCGCCATGTCCTACATCACCCCTGCCGAATTGGCCGAACGCCCCGGAGCGCGCGAGATCGCCCAGACCGCCAGCGCGGCGCACCAGATGGTGCGCGACGACGCGCTCATGGACGCCACGCTGCGCGGCCTGGAGCGCAGCGCCTGGACGGGCGAGGACATCGCCGCCGCCGACGCGGCGCTGGCCCGCGTGCAAGACGCCGTGTCCGAGGCCGGCGCGCTGATTGACGGGCACCTGGTGCAGCGCGGCTACCAGCTGCCGCTGCAGCTGCCCGAGGGCAGCGCCGGCCGCAGCATGCTCACCGTGTGGGCGCGCGCCATCACGCGCTACTACCTGAACAAGGACCGCATGACCGACGAGGCCAAGGACCCCGTGGCACGCGACTACCGCGATGCGCTGCGGCTACTGGGCCTGCTGGCCGTGGGCAAGTTCAGCCTCGGCGAAGGCGACCCCGCTGCCAGCGTCAACGCCAGCAGCACCGACGTGCGCTTCCAGAGCGCTCCCCTGGTTTTTGGGCGCGAGCAGATGCGCGCCTTCCGCTGACGGGCCGCCGCCATGGATCTGCAAGCCATCCTGCAGCGCCTGCGCACCGAGCTCGCCGACCTGGCGCTGCGCGAAATCGAGCCCGCCGCGGGCCTGGACGCCGCCATGCGTGCCAACCGCGCCGTGCCGGCGGCCTACCTCATCCCTTTGTCCGAGCGCGGGCAGGCGAGCGGCCACACCGGCGAGGTCGATCAGATCGAGCACCGCCTGTTCGCCGTGGTGCAGGCGGTCGATGTCGGCAACGCCCATGGCGTGGTCGATCTCAAGACCCTGCGCCAGCGTGTCAAGCGCGCCCTGGTCGGCTTCGTGCCCGACCCTTCGATGGGCGACCCCGTCCTGTTCGTCGGCGGCGAGCTCGTCGAGTTCGAAGGCAATGGCCGCCTTTTGTGGTCCGACGAGTTTGGCTACAGCGGCTACTTCAGCAACCCGTGAGACGACAGGAGCGAACCATGAGCCTGCGCAATGCAAAACCCACCCAGGCGCAAACGCCGCCAGCCGCGCCCGAAACCGCCAACACCGCCGCCGACGTGGCCACTGCCGTGGTTCAGCCCCCGGCGCCCGCCTCGGCAAGCCCCCGCCCGCCCGACGCCGCGCACGGCCGCGGCGGCCTCTACACCGTGAAGGCCGGCCGGCGCGTGCTGGTGCAGGCCACCCAATCCCCAGCCCTGAAGGAGCAAGCATGAGCGCCCCCAAGTTCATCAAGAAGATGGCCGTCCTGGTGGCCATCGAAGCCACCGTCGGCACCATCGTCGTACCCGTGGCGGCCGACGCCATTGAAGTCTCCGACGTCACCCTCACCCCGATCGAGGGCGACGAGGTCGATCAGGGCGTGATCCGCCCCTACTTCGGTGCCTCGGAAACCACGCTGGTCACGCTCTACCGCAAGATCGCGTTCAGCGTCGGCCTGGCCGGTGTCGCCGCCGTGGGCGACCTGCCTGGCTGGGCCACGCTGATGCGCGCCTGCGCCGCGAGCTGCACCAACACGCCGGCGCCGGACGTCGACGCGGGCACCGTCTTCGCGCCCGTCACCGACAACATCGAGAGCGTCACCATCTACGCCGTGGTCGACAAGCTGCTCTACAAGATGGCTGGCGCGCGCGCCAACGTCAAGGCCGCGGTGGACGCCAAGCAAATCCCCAAGTGGCAGTACGAATTCACCGGCTCCTTCCTGCCGGTGGAAGACGTGGGCGCCATGCCCGCGGTCAGCTACGCCAAGTTCCAGCGGCCGCTGGGCGTGAACGCGCTCAACAGCACGCTTGAGCTCGACGGCTTCACCGCCGCGTGCAGCAGCTTCCAGTTCGACTTCGGCAACCAGGTCGTCAAGCAAGACCTGATGAACGTGGACACCACGGAAATCACCGGCCGCGCCTCCACCGGCAGCGTCACCTTCCGCAATACCAGCGTGGCCACCAAGAACTGGATCGAGATGGCACGCGCATCCGCCAAGGTGCCCATGCTGCTCAAGCATGGCCAGGCGGCCACCAACACCGTCTCGATCAGCGCCACCAGCGCGCAAATCGGCAAGCCCACGTTCAGCGACCAGGACGGCATCCAGATGATCACCGTGCCGCTGCGCTTCATCCCCAGCGACGCCGGCAACGACGAATGGGCCATCGCCTGCTGACCCCTGTATTTCTCCCTCTCCCCCTGGGAGAGGGCCGGGGTGAGGGCTCCAGCGCACCACCAGTTTCACCGATTGCAAAGGAATTTCCCGCCATGACCGTCGTACTCGCCTCCGTCGCCTTCTGGGCACCCGTCACCTACCGCCTGATCGGCGACAACGGCCAGCCCGAGATCATCGAAGGCCGCGCGCGCTACACGCGCCTGAAGACCTCCGAGCGCCGGCTGCTGGACCGGCGCATCCGCGCCAACCGGCTCACGCCCGAGGTGCGCGCCGGCATCCGCGCGCAGCTGGACGCGCCCGATTGCAACTTCACCGCGCGCGAGCGCGCCGAGGTCGAGGCCGACCTGGCCGCCGAGCCCATCACCGACGAGCAGTTCCTGGACGCGCTCCTGGTCGATTGGGAGCTGCGCGACAAGTCGGGCAACGCCATCGCTTTCACCCCCGCCACGCGGCGCGAGCTGTGCGAAGACTGGGACGGGCTGGAAGCCGCGCTGGTGCGCGGCTACGTGCGTGCGCAGGAGGCCGCGCTCAAGCCGCAGGAGCAGGAAAAAAACTCCGAGGCGCCGTCCGGCACTGGTTCCTGAGTGCCCGGCATGCGCGCCAAAGCGCCGAGGAAGAAGACGCCGAGCTGCGCGCCCAGTGGGCGCGTCTGGGCGCCGATCCCGACCGCGCGCGCTCTGGCGCCCAGCAAGCCGACGAGCCGCTGCAACCCCAGGCCTGGGAACTGCCGCCCGAGCTGTGGCCCGCATGGGAATGCTTTGTGTGCTGCTGGAGCCAGTGGCGTGTCGTCGTCGGCATCGGCGTCGCCTATTACGAAGGGATCGACCGCGCCAGCCTGCTCTCCACCATGGACATGCTGGGCATTCAGCGCAGCAAACGCCGCGCGGTGCTGATGCAGGTACAGATTCTGGAGAGCGAAGCCAAGCTGCTGCGCAATGAGCGTGATTAGAGACAGAGCCCGTCATGAGCAATGAATTCAACGTCGCGGTCAAGGTCAGTGCCGACGCCTCGCAGCTCACGGCCGAGCTCAAGCGCGCCGGTGGGGCGCTGCAAGAATTCACCGCCCGGGCGCAAGGCGCCGGCGCGGGCGTCACCGGCGCGCTGCAGAGCACCACCACCGCCGCACAGGCCATGGGCGCGGCCGTGCACAGCGGCGCGCAGGCCCATAGGGCGGGCGCGCAAAGCGCCGCGCAGCACGCCGATGCATTGCGCGGCGCCGCGGCCCAGGTCACCAACACCGTCACCGCCCTGGGCGGCCTGGCCGGGCAAGGTGCCCAGGCCGGCGCGGCGCTGGGCAGCACCACCGGCGCAGTGCGCGCGCTGGTCACCGCCGCCGGCGTGGCCACCACCGGCCTGGGCGCGCTGGCCATCGCGGGCGGCGCGCTCATCACCGCCTACGCGCGCGGCTCGGCCGAGGCCGACCACTACCGCCTGGCCATCGTCACCACCGGCAACGCCGCCGGCACCTCGGTCGACCAGCTGGCAGGCTACGCGCGCCAGATCGCCAGCGTGTCCGGCACCCAGGCCCAGGCCGCTGAAACGCTGGCCATGTTCACCGACACCGGCGCAGTAGGTACCGGCATGCTGCGCGAGGCCGCGCAGGCCGCCATCGAGTGGGAGCGCGCCACCGGCCAGGCCGCCAGCACCACCGCGGCCAAGTTCGCCGCGCTCGCGCGCGATCCGCTCGCGGCCACCGTGAAGCTCAACGAGGGGATGAACTTCCTCACCACGAGCACTTACCAGCAGATCAAGGCCCTGCAGGAGCAAGGCCGCACCAGCGACGCGGCCGCCGCCGCGCAGCATGCCCTGGCCGACGCGTTCACTACCCGCGCGGGCGAGATCGAGGCCAACCTGGGCACCATCGAACGCGGCTGGCGCGGCGTGAAAGACATGGCCGCCAGCGCCTGGGACGCCATGCTCAACATCGGACGCGAAGGCACCAAGTCCGACCGGCTGCAGGCACTGAAAGCCGAGCTCGCGCAGCACCAGGCGGCGCAGGCCATTGACACGCGCGGCCTTGCAATGGAGTCTTCGGCCAGCGTCATGGCGCGCCGCGGTCAATCCGAGCGCGCGCAGCAGATCGAGAACGAGATCGCGGCGCTGGAAGCCGAGATCGGCACGGAAGAAACACTTGCTCAGCTGCAAGCCAAAGGCGCGGCGGATCGCAAGCTCTACTTCGAATGGGAAAAGCAGGGCGACGCCCTGCGCACCAAGGCCCAGCGGCGCGAGCAGGCCATCCGCAGCGCCGAAGCCGAAGGGCAGGCGCTGCTCAATGCCGGCCTGATCACCGAGGCCCAGCTGCGCGAGCGCATCGACGCCATCCGCCAGAAGTACAGAGACCGCAAGAGCGCGGGCACGGGCGCGCCTGGGCGGCCCGACAGCGAACTCGCCAGCCTGCAGGCCCAGCTGCAGGCCGCCCAGCTCTATGGCGAGCAGCTCTCCACCCTGGGCACCGCGGCGAGCGCGCTCAATGCGGGCGAGCGTGCATCGCTGAAGATCGGCGAAGAGCTCAAGCAGGTCACCGACGACAAGACCGCCGCCCGCCTGCGCGAGAAGCAGGCCATCGCCGACGCCCTGGGCGCGCAGCTGCGCAGCAACGACGGCCTGCAGGAGTCCCTGAAAGCCCACCAGGCGGACATAGACGCGAACTACGCCGACGCCGACGCCATCGAGCAGCGCGCCAAGGCGCAAGAGGCCGCCAACGCCACCCTGGGCAAGTCCAAGGCGGCCATCGAAGAGATGACGCTGGCCGAGCTCAAGCACCAGATGGCCGAGGCCCAGGGCAGCGACAGCTTCGACCCCAAATACATCGCCTCACTGGAGCGCAAGATCGCCGCGCAAGAGCGCTGGGTGACGGCGCTGCGGGGGGCCGACTACAAGGCGGCCGAGCAGCACGTCAATGAGCTGCTGCGCGGTGCCGAGGAACTCTCGCGCGCCTACGCAGACGAGCAGCAGCTCTCGGGTCTCACGGCGCTGGAGCGCGAGAAGATCACCGCGCAGCGCCAGGTCGAGCTCAAGTACGCCAAGGAGCTGGCCGCCATCGACAAGATGGCCCTCTCGGATGCCGAGAAACAGGCCCTGCGCGAAATCGCCCTGCAGGCCAAGCGCAAGGAGGGCATCGCCGCCGTCGCCAAGGCCCGGCAGCAGGCGGGCGCGGCCGCCGCCGACGAGATCAACCGCAGCCTCACCGACGCGCTGATGCGCGGCTTTGAAAGCGGCAAGGGGTTCGCGCAGAACCTGGCCGACACCACGCGCAACCTGTTCAACTCCATGGTGCTGCGCCCGGTGATCAGCGCCATCATGACCCCCGTGTCGTTGGTGGTCAGCGGCATCGTGCAGCAGGGCCTGGGCGCGGTGGGCCTGGGCAGCACAGGCACCGGTGTTCTGGGCCTGGCCAGCAACGCCAGCACCGCTTACAACATGGTCGGCGCGCTCAACGGCCAGGGCTTGCTCGGCGGCGTGGGCAGCACTCTGTTCGGCAACGCGGCGGCCTACGGCGCGATGACGCCTGGCCTTGCCCTTGGCGGCCAGCAGGCTGCGATGCTCGCCGCGCAAACCGGCGAATTTGGTCTTGCCGGGGCCACGGCCACCGCCCAGGCAGGCGGCGCAGGCATGGGCGGTTTCGGCGCGCTGCTGTCCAGCCCGCTGGCCATTGCGGGCGGTGCCCTGCTGCTGGGCAACGCCCTGGGCCTGTTTCGCACGACAGAAAAACGCGGTGGCGGCCTCATCGGCACCCTGGGCGAGGCCGGCGGCGTGCACGACGCCGACCTCATGCGCAAGTCGGGCACCCTCTTCGGTGGCCCGGATTGGTTCGTCGAGGACCGCGGCCAATCGGCGCTGGACAAAGCCATCCAGGGCTCGTTTGACGCCAGCAAGACCGCCATCAAGGGCTTCGCCGAATCCCTGGGCCTGGCCACCGACACGATCGACGGCTTCAGCACCGTGCTGGGCACAGAAACCATGGGCGACCATGGCCAGCTCGGCATCCGCCTGGACAACGATGGCCAGCCGTTGAGCGATGCCGAAGTGCAAGCCAAGATCGCCGCCGCCATCAAGGCAGCCGATAACGAGCTGGCACAGCAATTGATCGGCGCCTGGCAAGAGAGCACCGAGCAGGTCACCGAACGGGTGCGCACCGGCTTTTGGGACAGCGGCGACAACGGCGGCTACTCCGACGTCACGCGCGACGTCACCACCACCACATATACCCCGTCGGAATTCGCCCGCGACGGTGAGCAGGCCATAGACACCCTGACGCGCCTGGGCACCAGCCTGCAGGCCACGGGCGCCGCGTTCACCGCGCTGGGTCTCACGCTCTACGACGCAAGCCTGGCCGGTGGCGACATGGCATCGCAACTGGTCGACGCCTACGGCGGCATCGACGCGATGAACGCCGCCCTGGGCGCATACCACCAAAACTACTACACCGATCAAGAGCGCTACACCACGGCGCTGGACGCGGTGCGCGCCGAATTCGAGCGCCTGGACATCGCCATGCCGCCCAGCCGCGCCGCCCTGCGCGCGCTGATCGAAGGCCTGGACCGCACCACCGAGTCCGGGCGCGAGACCTTCGCCGCGCTGACCAATTTGTCCAGCGCCTTTGCCGCCGTCACGCCCCAGCTGTTCGATGCGGGCGCCGAGCTGGCCGGCACCATCCGCTCGGCGCTGCTGGGCAGCTTCGACGGCGCCAGCGCCGGCGCGGCTATGGCCCAGACGGTGCAGCTGGGCATCTACAACGCGATTGCCGGGCAGTTCGCCAACCAGATCACCGGCATCATCGTCGCCGGCGTGGTCGACCCGGTCATCCAGGCCGCCATCACCGGCTCCAGCGTCAGCGCCGCCGTCAGCAGCGCGTCGATCGCGCAAATGGTCGAGCAGGCCAACGCCGTGGCCAGCGCCGCCGCCCAGATCATGAACGACCCGGCCTTCGAGGCCGCGATGCGCGACATCGGCGCCGCCGTCAGCCGCATCACCATCCCCGTGGTGCGCGCCGCCCCGGCGGTGAACACCTACGCCAGCGCGGTGGACCGCAGCGCCAGCGCAGCAACAAAGGCCAGCGACGCCATGGACGCGGCATTTGCCGCGCTGCAGCGCTCGGTCGGCGCCGAGAAAGAGCGCGCACAGACAGCGCTTGAATCTGCGCGCGCCCTTGAGAGCGAATTCGCCAGCCTCTTCGGCTACCTGCGCGGCGCGGTCGCCGATCTGCGCGGCCAGGTGGCGCAGACCGCCGACTGGCAGGCGCAGCAGGGTTGGGCCTTCATCGACGAGGCCCTGAGCGCCTGGCGTGCTGACAGCGCGCTGCCCCAGCAAGAGCAGCTCGCAGCCGCCGTCGACGCAGTGCGCCGCGAGCTTGACGCGGGCTGGGGCGATACCGAGTTCCTTCGCATGGTGCTCGCCAACAAACTCGAAGAACTCCAGGTTGGCAGCGAGGCGGCGCTGAGCGAGCAAGAGCGCCTGGTGCTCGCTGGCGAGGCACAGGTCAGCGCGCTCGATGCGCTGCTGGACAACGCCGCCGACCAGCTCGCCTACGCCAAAGGCACCTACACCGCGCTGCTGGCGCTGCCGCAGGCCATCGCGGGCTTCAACGCCGCCATCGGCGGCAAGGGCCTCCCCGGCACGCCCCTGCCGTCGCCAGACACCTGGGCGCCGCTGATGCTGGATGCGGGCACACCGGCGCCCGCCCCGCAGCTCTACGGCGTGCCCATGGCCAGCATCGCCAGCGCCGATGCCGACAAACTCGCCGCGCTGCTGCAAAAAGTGCTCGATGCGCTCGGCGCACTCAAGGGCAACACCGAGGGCAGCGCCTACCACCAGCGCCGCGTCTCTGAACTATTGGAAGACGTGGCCAACGGCTCGGCCGTGCTGCACACCCGAGAGGCGGCCGTGGCATGACAGACTACGCCCGCCTGCTGGAGCCGCGCGCCATCACCGAGGCGCGCCTCATCGACTGCTCCGTGCCCGAGCCGGACGCGGGCGTGGGCGAGATCGCATGGACGTCTGGCGAAGACACCGCCATCGGTGAGCTGCGCATCCGCGCCAGCACGCACCGCGTCTACAAGGACGCCAAGGGCGGCGTGAGCACCGTTGCCCCAGAGCTCGACCCCACGCGCTGGAAGGACGAAGGGCCAACGAACCGCTGGGCCTGGGCCGACTATTACGAATCCACCGTCACCACCGGCGCCTCGCCGCTCACGCTGCGCGTGCGCCCAGGCGTGTTTGGCTCCATCGTCTTTCGCGCGCTCGACACCGGCTCGGTGCGCGTGCAGTGCTGGGACGCGCCCGGCGGCGCGCTCTACCACGACCAGACCTACGCCACCGACGACTATCTGACGGGCGATCTGATGTGGGAGTTTTATTTTGGCGAGCCGCGCCAGCGCACCTACCTCTTGATCGACAACCTGCCGCTGCACCCCGCGGCCGAGGTGCTCATCACCATGACCAGCCTGGCCGGGGCCGCCGCTGCCGGCGTAGGCACCGTGGCCTTTGGCCTGTGGGAGACGCTGGGCCTGCCCGAATTCGTCTTTGACGCGGACCTGATCGACAGGAGCCGCATCGAAGAGGAGCCCGTCACCGGGCGCATGCGCATCAAGCGCGGCGTGCCTGCGGTCAACGTCAGCGGCACCTGCGTGCTCGACGACGTGCAGGCCAGCCGCGTGGCCGAGGTCATCGCGCGCTACCTGGGCGTGCCCGTGGCCATCTCCATCAGCGCGGCCGCGCGCTACGACTACCTGAACACCTTCGGCCTGGTCAGCGCCACCGTCTCCGCCATCAACCCCAAGCAGGCGCGAGTGCGCCTGCGCACCCGAGGAATCACCTGATGCCCACGCTACCCCCCACCATAGACAACCCGCCCGTGCTGCCCGACCCGGGCGACAAAGAGACCTTCAGCGCGCGCAAGCTCGCCAACATGGCGTGGGTCAACGCAGAGCTGACCCCCAAGGCCAACGCCATCGGCGCGGCCAGCCACGCCAACGCGGTGGAGGCGGCGGGCGCGGCGGTGGCGGCCGCTGACGCGAGCGACGTTGCCGTCGCGGCCAAGAACACGGCCACCGCAGCCGCCACCAGCGCCACCGACGCACGCGATGCCGCCACCGACGCGCGCGACGCCGCGCAGGGCTACAAGAACACGGCCGAGGGCAGTGCATCGGCCGCCGCCACATCGGCCCAGCTCGCCCAGGACTGGGCGAGCAAGACCGATGCCCCGGTCGCCGGTGGCGAGTACAGCGCCAAGAAGCACGCGCAGGACGCGGCCGCATCAGCCGGGCAAGCGGCGGCCGGCGTGCTGGACAAGCCGCTCACCGGCCTGGACCTCTCCGACAGCACTGCCGTTGCCGCGACGGATACGGTGCTGCAGGCATTTGGCAAGCTGCAGGCGGGCAAAGCCAATATCAGCGCTGGCTCGCTAATAAATCTGCTGCCGGATTCGGGGCGGTTCGATACGTCGCTGCCGAATAGTAATAACAATGCCGATGCGCCTGACATCGTTTTCAGTCCAGGTGGTTTCTTCAGTAGCTACAACGGCTCCACGCTCTATGAAGCTGCCCGCAATTATTACGATTCATCCACCTACGGCGGCGCCGCCCCTGCGACACCGGCAACCGTACAAGATTTGTTTACTGCTGCCGGAATGCCGGGGCGTTATCAAACGCAGTTTCGGGTGCTGGGGATAACGTTCGGCACAGGTACAGCCGCAGCAGGCCCCGTGGTGGATGGCATGCAGTTGTATATTGGCGCGGTCAACGCTTTGGCATTGCCACGGCGTATGACGATGGGGATGTGGATACGGGCATACGCTAAGCCGCTGTCAGTATTGGGCACCGTTGTACGCCCCACTGATGGGTGGGTCAAGGTGTTAGGAATCTTCGGTACGTGGGACGGATATAGCACTGCCGGCCCGTTACTTTTCGGCCAATCCGGCGGTAATTGCGAAATCGCGATGCCGTGGGTGGTTGCAGGGTATATTGATTATCAGCCAGATTTTCAACTGCTTGCCACGCCCATCAATCCACTGGTCTTTGACGTCCCCACCAGCACCGTCACCAGCGGTGCCTACACCCTGCAGCTCGTTGACCGTGGCAATTGCGTAGACGTTGGGCACGCCATCACCGTTCCAACGCTTGCAACAGTCGCCTTCCTCAAGGGTAGCGTCGTCAACCTGCAAAACGTCACAGCCAGCGGCTTGACCATCACCGCGCAGTCTGGCGCCACGGTGTATCTCTCAGGCGATCCGACAAAGACCGGCCCATTTACGCTCAAGGGCTACGGTTGGGCAGTTCTGCGCAAGATCGACACAGCATCGACCTGGGTCATCAGCGGGGCCGGTATATGAGCGGCGTCGTTGCTTCATGCGCCGCGATTGCGCGAGTGCAGCCGTTTACTCTCACCCTGTCGAGCTACTACTTCGCCCCAAATATTCGCAATTTAGCGATCGCTGCCGGGTGGAACGCGTCCGCGCCATTGATTGTGTCGATCACGGCAACGACAGGAGGGGCTATCAATGTGCCATCTGCAGCGTCAGCCAGCTTTCCTGGTGGGCTAACGTTACAAATTGCCGCTGGCGCCCGAGTTTTGGGTGCGCAAGTTGGACCTGGCAGCTCGCGCGGCGGTACAGCGATCAAAGTTGCGCAGGCAATCACCATTGACAATCTCGGCAGCATCATCGGCGGCGGTGGCCCGGGCGGCTACGGGGGCAATGCTACTGCAGGCGGCCAGACTGCATCAGGAGGCGCTGGCGGAAGTGGCGCTGGGGTGTCTGCTGGCGGCTATGCTTCATGGACTTCTGGCACAGCAGGGCAAACAAAAACTGACACCGGTTTTCCCCCTGCTTGGGAGATAAAAGGCGGTACAGGTGGGCGTGGCGGCGTTGAGGGTGCACAAGGCGAGGCGGGCAGTAGCGGCGTCATCATTAGCGGAACGGGCACCGCATACCCAGGGAATGCTGGTATGCCAGCTGGCTACGCCGTCGAAGGCAACAGCTATATCACCTGGATCAACACCGGCACGCGCGCGGGAGGGGTTGTGTGATGAACATCACGCAATACCTCCAACTCGCTGGCGTGCCACACGATCTGCACGCGCAGGCGCTGCACTCGCTCGCCAGCGCGCGTGCTGCTACCGGCGGCACCCTCGGCCCGATGCTGTGGCGCAAGCACTTCGTGCGGCTTTTCCGCGCCGGGAAGATCGCCTCGCTGCTCACGTGGGAAGACAACCGTCTGATCGACCGCCATCCCGAGCTTGCGGAATGGGACATCGCGCCAGTGCTCAATGTGACCTGCAACGGCGACAACAGCATCTGGCGCGACACGCCCGAAGGCGGCAGACCCGATCCGAATGGATGGGCGAATCCCGACCCTGGGAGCGTGGATTACCAGCTTGCCTGCCAGCGCAACTACTGGCTCCCGGGTGCGCACCCGAGATCGCCCGAAGCGCGCAAAGCATGGTATCGCCGCAACGCATGTGAGTACGTTGCGTGGGAGCTTGGATGCCCCGTGGAAACCGACGTGCAGGAGTGGACGGACAACGGCATCACCGTGCTGCGCAGCGGCGATGCCTGGCAGATCAGAGGCATCGTCAAGTGGTTCGGGCCGATCCGTCTCAAGATCGACATCGGCTACGAAGTTGGCAACGTCTTCGCGAAGATCAACGGGCGCTGGGTGCAGAGCTGGTACCCGCTGCCGGGCTACGAGCTGCGCGCCTGCGCGGTCTGGGCCGTGTATCCGACGCTGGCGCGGGCGTAGGAGCGAGCCACGATGTAGCTACACGAAAAAAGACGGGCGACCCACCCAGGTGCGCTAACACCTGGCCAGACCCCGAACCTGCAGAGCAAGCTGCAAGCCCGGCGAAGACCCGCCACCTGTCGACAGGCGCGTCAAGCCTATCAGCAATTTCCCCCAGTGAAAGAGGCTTGCAAATATGACAACCCCCATCGTTCCATGGATCGGCGGCAAGCGCCGCCTGGCCAAGCACATCCTGCCGCACTTCCCCGCGCACACCTGCTACGTGGAACCCTTCTGTGGCGCTGCGGCGTTGTACTTCCTGAAGGAGCCGGCCAAGGCCGAGGTGCTCAACGACATCAACGGCGACCTGGTCAACTTGTACCGCGTGCTCAAGCACCATCTCGACGAGTTCGTGCGGCAATTCCGCTGGTCGCTGACCAGCCGCCAGATCTTCAAGTGGCTGCAGGCCACGCCGCCTGAACCACTGACCGACATCCAGCGCGCCGCGAGGTTCTTCTACCTGCAGAAAAACGCCTTCGGCGGCAAGGTCGACGGCCAGACCTTCGGCACGGCCGCGACCGCACCACCCCGGCTCAATCTGCTGCGACTGGAGGAAGACCTGTCCCAGGCGCACCTGCGCCTGGCTGGCACGTACATCGAGCACCTGGACTGGGCCGCGTGCATCGAGCGCTACGACCGTCCCGCCACACTGTTCTACTGCGACCCGCCGTACTGGGGCACCGAAGGCTACGGCGTGGATTTCTCGCTGGATCAGTACGAGCGCCTGGCCGACCTGGCTCGCTCCATCAAGGGCAAGATGGTGATCTCGGTCAACGACATCCCCGAGATGCGCGCGGCCTTCAAAGGCCTGGCCATGGATCGCGTGGAGCTGTCCTACACGGTTGCCCGCGCAGGAGCTCGAAAGCGCTTCGGCGAGCTGGTGATCTACAACTGGGATCGTGCAGGCGCCCTGGGCGAGTAGTTCCTCCGTGTGCAATTTCATTACGCTACGCGAAACTGACAGCCCAAGCACTTATCACGCCTTGATGCCCCAAGTTTTCGCGCGGCGCTTCATAGCCTGGCGCAGCGTTCTGGTGGGGTCAGGGAAACGAATGCCGGCGGCATGGCTGGCATGTCGCCATCGCACGGGTAGGCGGTTGCCGTCCGCATGCAAGCAGGGCTGTCGCGACTGGCTACGCTCCCCGTCGCGGGGTATCTGGCGCGCCGTGGCTCCTGCTGCGCGGCGTTGCGCTCAGCCTTGCAGCGTGATCAGGAAGCGTTGGGTCCGGGGATCCTGGGGGTGCTGGAACAGATCCTGCGACAGCCCGGACTCAACGATGGCGCCGCCCTCCAGAAACACGGTGTGGCTCGCCACCTGCGCGGCCAGGCGCAGGTCGTGCGTGGCCATCAGCATGGTCATGCCCTCGCGCGCCAGGTCGCTCAGCACGGCGACGACCTCGGCCGCCAGGCCCGGGTCCAGCGCCGAGGTGGGCTCGTCGCACAGCAGCACCGCGGGCTCGGGCGCCAGCGCGCGGGCGATGGCCACGCGCTGCTGCTGTCCGCCCGAGAGGTTGGCGGGCCAGGCGTCGGCCTTGTCGGCCAGGCCGACCTTGGCCAGCAGCGCCCGCGCCCGTTCGCGCGCGCGCTCGCGGCTCCAACGCTTGACCGTGACCAGGCCTTCCATCACGTTGTGCAGCGCGCTCTGGTGCGCGAAGAGCTGGAAGTTCTGGAACACCATGCCGGTCTGCAGGCGGATGCGCTGCACCGCCTCGTGCGCCGGGCGCGTGCCGGGCGCAAAGCGCAGGGTTTCGCTGCCGACGGTGAGCGTGCCCGAGTCCGGAATTTCGAGCAGGTTCACGCAGCGCAGCAGCGTGCTCTTGCCGCTGCCCGAAGGGCCGATCAGCGCCGTCACCTGGCCGGGCGCGATCTGCACGCTCACGCCGTGCAGCACCTCCTGGCCGGCAAAGCTCTTGTGGATGTCCTGCAGCGCAATCAC